ACAATGCGTTCCTTGTTGCGCGTAACCGCCGGTCGCAGAAACGGACGTGCTGCCATGCCGGGATGCTTTACACTGCGTGTAACAACCAGGCCTCGCTCACCCTCGAACGCCAGCGGCGTGCCCTTGATTTCGTGGCTTGTTGCACCAAACTCGAAAAAGCGCAAATACCATTTTTCTCTGGTTGGCCCAACACTGATCTCGGCTACTCCACTGTCAACCTTCTCGTTGCCGGTAATGACGTCAGGGGATGGCGCAAGGCGACTGGCTTCTTCGCGCAGGTCTTCAGCGCCGGCGCGCACGGCAGCAAGCAAGCTTGCGTTGGCACGTTCGCCTAAAACGCTCAATTTGCGTTTCAGTTCTTCATCGCCTTCCAGTTTGACCTTCATTCTACGCGCCATCACAGTACCTTTTCTCTGCACATTGCCTGCGTCTCGACCTTTGCCTCGCGCACATGAATGACCGATTCGATCTCGAATATCCGGTTACCGTAACGCAGACGATGTTTCGGCGTCAGATCCGCCTGGTAGCGCATGCGGATTCGGTGGTCTACTCCTGCCTGCATGGTCTTGCTGGCGATATATTCCTCACCGCGCAATGGCTCAATGCTTGCCCACACCTTACGCACCTCAGACCAGGTTTCAACATATTCACCGTAATCGTTTTGTGTCCTTACGGCCTGCTCAATCGAAATTCGTTTATTCAGCCATCCGGCGCGCATTTCAGAAACTCCACACGCGGTACGGCGCAAGCAGCGCATCTACCGCAAAAGGCAACATTTGCATGTTTCCACCGCGCTCGATATATATTGCCTCGCGGTTTTCGTAGTAATGCGCCGCCAGCATCCGCACTGCCTGCCGAATTGGCTCAGGCACATCCTCAGCGTTGCTGCCGTAGCCAGCAACATAAGTGATTTTGACGGGTGCATACGGCCAGAGTTCCACATTCGGGTGACTCACACCCTTTGCAAACCGTATTCTTCCCGGATCGGAAACGGTATCTACAACATAATTCGTGGAACTCAGTGTATGCTCTGTACCGTTTACATCGCGATATGTAACCTGTGTCACGGACTGCACTGGCGGCATGAGCAACTCCTGTTCACCAATCCACCAATCATCAAGGGCAAGCATCAAAGTTTGCGTAATGAGTGCCCGACGCAGGATGGTTTCGACATGCTCACGTGCGGTTTTGATGTACCGTGCAATCAGCGTATCTTCATCATTGCCGTCCACACGCGCCTGGAGCTTGAACTCACTCAGTGTTACGGGTTCGATTGCTGGCGGTGTTACTACGCGTAACATCTTTACTTACTCCGTTTCTGCCCTCGCGGCAGTTCGGTGTTTTCCGGTGCTTCAATTGTCCGCTTCTCGCCATCGTCCTTCACGGGTATGGCTTTTCCAAGAGCAATCAGCAAAACAGCATCGCGCTCACCGGCTTCGACAATCTGTCCGGCTTCAACCGCTTCGCCGCCGCATACGGTACTGCGCAGAATTTTGATTTTCATCCAGCCTCCTTAGGGGGCGGCTCATCACCGCCCCCGGCGTTGACGTCAGACTACGCGGTCAGCGCGTCCAGCATTGCAGCAAATGATTCAGGATGGCGGACGGCAATGTCCACGTCCTGGAACGCCACAACGCGCACCGTGCCGCTGGTGCTGTTGGAGTACGGGTCAACCAGAATATCCAGCGCACCCCACATGCCAATCAGCAAATCGTTCCAGTTTCCGAAGAAAATCGCCGAACACACGCCGCTGGAAGTGCCTTTGGTCAAATCACTGCGCACCTGGTTGGTCACATACGCAGGATAGCCGTTCAGCGGCGTATCGTTGCCTTCCCAAACCATGATGTCACCATACGTAGCGGTTCGAGGAGTGGCTTTCAATTTTCCGCGCACTTTCGGGTTGGTCATGTAAGCCAGCGCGCCGATGTCGGCATTATCCACTGCAACCTCTGTCTCGAGTTTGACAATGTGATCCCAGGTCGGAGCTGCGCCGTTCGTGCCGCCAGCCACAGAACCAATTCCAGAAGTGTTCGCGACACCGGTCGGCTGATTGCTTGTGCCGGACCCGTGCAGCGCAGCATAGTCAATTGCCAGCGCCAGCACGGTCGCCAGATCGCGGCGCACAAATGCTTCCACATCAATGCTGGATTGCTTCAGCAATTTCCGGCTGATGTCAGTGTATGCACCAACGGTCTTGGGAGTCAGCGCAACCTGGTCAACAGACTGCTGGCTTTCAGTGGGAGCGCCGCTTTCAGCAACCCAGTAAGCAGTTGCCCCACCGGTCTGACGCGGAATTGCCACGTCGCCAACCAGTCCGCCCAGCACAGTCGCACCGGCACGCTGAACCATCATCCGGTTGCGCAGCAGTTCAATGAACGACTGTGCCAGCAAATCGGTGGCCACCAGGTAGCCGCCTGCGGAAGGCGTGCCCTTTACCAGGTCGCGGTGTTCCAGCCAGTCTTGCGGAACGAAAAAGCCCTGCGGGTCGCGTCCAAGACGCTTGGCGGTTTCTTCACTGGCTTCACGCTCCAGTTCAGCCCCGCGCCAATCGCCGGTCGCAGACGCACGGATAGCACGAATGAGCGAGTATTGACGCAAATCACGTTCACCCATTCCGATCCTGGCAGCCTGCTGAGCAGCGTTGCGGGCAGCAACTTCAACCAGTTTCTCTCGCCGGTTGATTTCAGCATCCACTGCCTCAACCTGCTTCATCAGTTCATCATATTTCGCAGATTCGCTTTCGCTCATTCCGCGCTTTTCGGCATCAGCCGCGTTCACCAGAGCCTTCAACTGCTCAATCAATTGTTCGCGTTGTTCGCGAAGTTCACGAGTTCGATACTCAGCGTTCATGTTACTAACTCCTTCGTTCAAGGTCAAAAATCTGGATTTTCTTGCGTTTAACCTCCAGTTGCTCCTGTCCACTGTCGGTATCGCGCTTCGGCTCAGTTTCCACCTGTACTCCTTTGCCGCTTTCTTTCCGCATGTTCAACACGTCCCGCGCCTGCGCAATGGTTTGCGGATAGGCCGGAAACGTGACTACGGACACATCATAAAGCCGGGCAACTTTGACAATCTCGCGCCGGGTCTGCCCGTCTTGCTCATACCAGCGGTCGGTTTCAACCGCAAAGCCGAAACTCATCTGGTCAACA